CTAAATTAAAAATGGCAGTTACTACAAAGCCATCTAAGTTAAAAAAAGGATCTAAAGCAGCAAAACGTAGAGCTAGTTTTTGTGCTAGAATGAAAGGCATGAAACGTAAACTAACTTCTGCTAAAACAGCTAGAGATCCAAATAGTAGAATAAATAAATCTCTAAGAAAGTGGAATTGTTAATGAAAGAAGATTTAAGGAAAATAGGTAATAGATATTCATATACATTTGGTAATAATACAACTTTACATTTGTATAGTAAACCTGATGATAAAACTAAAAAAAGATTAAAAAAAACTTTTTCATCATATACGCCATCTAAAAGTAAAGCTGCAATGTCTAAAACTTTTAGAGACTTTCCTTCTTTACATCATATTATACAAGGAGATAAAAAATCACCAAAAGGTGAATATATGGCTTTTAGACAAAGACAAGTTAATAAAAAAACTGGTGCAAAAAGACAAGTTATTGTAACTACAAAAGGATTATTTAATGGATAAAAAATTAGAAAAATTAGCTGATCAAATGATTAATCTAACTCCTGAGGAATCTCAGAAGTTACAATTAATTGTTAGAGCAAAGTTAATGCCAGAAGTGGCTAAACAACAACAGCAAGGATTATTACAACAAGCCAATAATCCACAAATGCAACAAATGGGTCAAAGGCGAATGAACATGCCTATGCCTAATTCAAGAATGGCTGCACAACAAGGATTATTAAGACAATGATGTTAAAAACTAAAATGTTTGTTGCCAAATCTATGGCAAAGAAATTTTATGGCGATGCCATGAAATCAATGAAAGATCTAAGTGGTAAGAAAGTTATGAAATTTAGTAAAGCTAAAGCAAAAGCTTTTACTAAAACTCCATTTGCAAAATCTACTATGAAAGCAGCACAAAGAGCTGATAGCAAAATAGCACAAGGCTTTACAAAAGTAGGACAAGGATATAGTAAAGTAAGATCAAAAGTAAAAGGAACAGGAACTTATAAAGATATAAGATCTCTTGCTAGAAAAACTCCTATTTCTTTTAGAGAAGGTGCAACTGCATTTACAGTTGGTGCTGGTATTGGAGGTATTGCTTCAAAAACATATGACTCTGCTACTGGTTATGAAAGAAAAAGAGTAAAAAAAAATAAGAAAGGATAAACACTATGCCAATGGTTGGAAAGAAAAAATACCCTTATACTAAAAAAGGTAAGATGGCTGCTAAGAAAGCTGCTAAAAAAAAAGGTATGAAAGTTAAGAGGAAATACTAATGAAAGCAAGAATGGCAAGTAAAGCTATGCTTACAGCAAAGCAAAGAACATTACCTAAATCATTACAAGAAAAAATAATTAAAGCTAAAAAGAAAAAGAAGAAAAAATGAAGATATACGCAGGTGACAGAAACTTTATGAAAACACCTAAGAAGAAAACTCCTATCAAGGACTTTCTTAAAAAAGGTACAGTTAAAGGTATAAAGTTTGCAGGTAAAGCAGCACTTAGTCCTTTATCTTTAGCTTTTGGTGCAGGTGCAGGTATATATAAAATAGGAAAAACTAAAAAGTTTGATTTTCCTGAATATAGACAATTTGATAGAAAAGGTAGAAAGATTTAATGGAGGACAAAATTAAATTTATGCAAACTAAAGGCACTGCTGAAGATGCATCTCATGAGAATGAGGTATCTAAACATGGTGGTAAAAGAGAAGGAGCTGGTAGACCATTAGGTTCTAAGTCTAAATCTCTTTGGAAAACTATGGAGGATATGGCATCTAAATATCAACATTCTCCTTTAGATTATCTTTTATCTGTGTTAAACAATCCTGCAAGTTCACCTGAACGTAAAATGTATGCAGCAGAAAAAGCAGCACCTTATATTCATCCAAAACTTGCTAACACAACATCTAAGATAGGAACAGATGAGCCAATCCAAATCAAAGTCCAATGGCAAAAAGAAAGTTAGGATTATAGAAGTACCTTATAAACCTAGAGAGTATCAACAAGAAGTACATAATAATTTAAGAAGATTTAGTGTTCTGGTTTGTCATCGTAGATTTGGTAAATCAGTTCTTTCAATAAACGAATTAATTAAAACAGCAGCAGGTAAACCTAGAGCTTTATGTGCATTCATAGCTCCAACATATAGACAAGGTAAATCTATTGCTTGGGAATATTTAAAATTTTATACAAAACCTCTAATGATATGGGGTGGAAGTAGAAACGAGTCTGAACTTAGAATAGATCTATTCAATGGTTCAAGAATACAGATTTTCGGTGCAGATAATCCTGATTCTATAAGAGGTATGGGATTTGATGGCGTTGTCTTAGACGAATATGCTATCATGTCTCCAAGAGTATGGACAGAGATTGTAAGACCAGCTGTATCTGATAAATTAGGTTGGGTTTTATTTATCGGTACACCTATGGGGCATAATCAATTCTGGGAAGTTTATGATTTTGCACAGCGTGGTCATAAAGATTGGTATGGGAAACTATATAGATCTTCTGACACTAAAGTTATTCCAGAGGAGGAACTGGAGCAGGCACGTCAAATAATGACACCAGAACAATATGAACAAGAGTTTGAATGTTCGTTTACAGCTGCTGTGTCAGGAAGTTATTATGGTCGGCTGATAACTAAAGCTGATAAAGATGGGAGAATCGGCTACGTGCCTGTAGATGATAATGCAGGTGTAGAAACGTGGTGGGATTTGGGAATCGGAGATTCTACTGCAATATGGTTTGCACAAAGAATTGGTGAAGAAGTACACCTTATAGATTATTATGAAAACTCTGGTGAATCATTAGCACATTATGTTGATGTCTTAACAGAAAAAGATTATGCTTATTCTAATCATATAGCTCCTCACGACATAATGGCAAGAGAACTTGGTACTGGTAAATCTAGATTAGAAGTTGCATCTGAGCTAGGATTAGATTTTGAAGTAGCACCAAAACTTGAAGTAGATCATGGTATAGAGTCTGTACGTAATACATTAAAGGACTGTTATTTTGATAGAGAAAAGTGTAAACAAGGACTAGATGCATTACGTCAATATAGAAAACAATGGGATGAAAAAAACCAAGTGTTTAAAAATAAACCTCTACATGATTGGTGCTCACACGCAGCTGATAGCTTTAGGTATGGATGTGTATCCGAACCTTTAGATACAACTGAATGGGATAAGCCAATTAATATAGATACAAAATATATAGTATGAAGAAATCAGAACAAGAAATATTATCAATCGTTAGTAAAGAGATTCACAACGCATCAGGTTATATTGGTGGTGAGCTAGTTGCTAGACGAAAGAAATCATTAGAATATTATTTAGGAATGCCTCTTGGCAATGAACAAGAAGGTAGATCACAAGTAATATCTAATGATGTTATGGACACAGTTGAAAGCTTAATGCCTTCACTTATGAAAATCTTTACAGCAGGAGATAATGTATTTAGCTGTGAAGGTGTAGGACCAGAAGATGAAGAAATGGCTAGACAATGTTCAGACTATCTAAATTACATATTTTATAAACAGAATAATGGATTTACAGCATTATATACAGCTTTCAAAGACGCATTAATACAAAAGAATGGTATTCTTAAAATCTATTGGGATAACTCAAATAAAACTGAAAGAGAAGAATATACCAGATTAACTGATGATGAGTTTAATGATTTAGTTGCAGATGCAGAAGTAGAAGTTAAAAATCATACAGAGTATGATGAACCTATCGTAGATGAAAGAGGTGAAGAACTAGATAAAATTAAATTACATGATTGTGTAATTCATAGAACTAGAAAGTATGGTCAAGTAAGAATAGATCCTATACCACCTGAAGAATTTCTTATTGAAAGAAGATGTAAGTCTATAGAAGATGCAAACTTTGTTTGTCATAGAACTAATAAAACTAAAACTGAATTAGTTGAAATGGGTTATGATAAAGACTTAGTAGATTCTTTACCAACAGGTGATCCAGATTATTTTACAGAAGATAAGTTTGTTAGACATCAAAACATAGACTTTTCACATGGTGAAACAGATGGAGATAAATCTACACAAGATGTATTACTACATGAGTGTTATGTAAGAATGGATCTAGATGATGATGGCAAAGCAGAACTTGTTAAGATTTGTGTAGCTGGTGATTCTAAAAAATTATTAAGCATAGAAG